AAGAATGGAAAGACGAACACCTCGTCATCACAGGAGGAGAACCACTCCTCGGATGGCAACGAGCCTACCCAGAACTCCTAAGTCATGAAAAGATGAAGGGTCTCTCCGAGATTACTTTTGAGACTAACGGTACTCAACCGCTGACTCCTGAATTTCTTGACTATCTTGAACAATGGTGGTGGGACGGTGGCAAGATTGGCTATGGTTCAGCTAATCATGATCGTGAAATCACATTTAGTGTGAGTGCTAAGTTGAGTTGTTCCGGTGAGAAGGCAGAAGATGCTATCAAGCCTGATGTAGTAGTCGGCTATCAAACAATCGGAAAGGTCTATCTTAAGTTTGTTATCGCAACAGAAGATGATGCTAAGGAAGCACTAGCAGCAGTTGAACAATATCGTGATGCTGGATTTAAAGGTCATGTTTACTTTATGCCCGTAGGTGGTGTTGAGAGCGTGTATCATCTTAACAATCGCACTGTTGCCGATCTTGCTATGAAGAACGGTATTCGCTACAGTGACAGACTTCAAGTTCCTCTATTCAAGAATGCGTGGGCAACCTAAGTGGCACTAAACGATAGATATTATGCTGCGGCATTCTGTGATGAAGAAGATGAGGCCGTGATAAGAACTTATTCTAAACGAATCGGCTTTCTCGTTAGTTCACAAACATTGATTCCGCATGGTGGTATTGGACAATTCACGAAAAGCTTCTGTGAGTTGATGCACCGCTATGATGTATGCGTAGATATTATCACTGATAAGAGTCCACAGGGCGTTGCGGATGAGTTTGTCAAAGAACTGAACGCAAACATCATCTACCCAGATAATCCACAACGCTATACTGACCACAGTGCTGTCTTTATGTATGAGGATAGCTACTGCTATGAGCGTATGGCTAACTTCCGTGATGCAACTATCAAAGCATTGTCCAGTAATCTATATGATAGCTTCGTCTGCAACACATACGAAACTGTGCAGGTACTTTCTACCTTAGGATTGTCAGACTATATTCAGACTATCGCATATACTCATTTAGAAAGTCAAATCTTCAAGGATACTAAGAATCCGTTCCTTGATGAAGTCAATGACATGATGAGGTTGCAGTTGCAGATGCCTGGCATCACAATTGGTACTCAAAGTAAGTTCAACGAATTGCATTTTGAAAATGCATATCATCTTCCTATCCCGCTTCCTGAACAGGGCTTACTACAAGAATATGACAATGACCGCGAAGGTGTATTGTTTATCGGTCGTTGGGAAGAAGGCAAGAACCCTGAACTATATCTAGAATTGATTGAACAGACTAAGTTGCCTGCTCGTGTTATGACAAGTGCGAGTGGTGCTAAGAAGTTTGAAGAACGATTGAAGAAGATTGGTGTTGACTATCAAATCAAGGTAGGTATCATTGGACAAGAGAAGGTAGACTTTATCAAGAGTTGCCGTGTAGCATTTAACCCAAGCACAGTAGAAAGCTATGGTATTGCTTTCCTTGAGCAGATTATTCAGCTCCCTACATTTGCGTTGATTAACCAACGTTGGACGCAAAACTTCCCAAGCACACAATTCTTCACGACTAGCAAGCGTAACATGGCTGAGGATGTAAAAGCAGTCTATGACCAATACCCCACAAGCAAGTCTTGGTATGCAGCTTATGATTCAGTGAATCATTTCAAGATTCACGAAGATGCAGTATTCCACAAGTGGAATCATTGCTTTAACGAGTTTGAACCTCGTAAGAGCAATAGCAATACTGCAAAGATTTGTGATGAGACTACTGTAAAATATAAGGACTTTGTTGCTGGTTTGGGTCGGCGTGTTCTTTGCATTGATGATATTCGTTCGGTACTAGCAAATAGACACAAGTTTAGAATTGTCTATACTGCAAAGGATACTTATTTGACTAAAGATCCTTCTTTCGAACCCAAAGAAGAACAAGTTGGCATAGATTTATTTGAAGGATTATAATGATGGCAGATAGAATTATCACACTAGATAATAATTTTGAAGTACTGTATGAGGATGGTTTGGATGGTGGTGGCTACGACCATCTACTTGATTTTGTTAACGCAGTGAATCTTGCAGGTAAAACCAATTATACGAATGCAGTTGAATGGTGTGCTGGATTTGGAGTGATTGGTTTTGATTTCCTAAACAGAAAGGTCTGTAATCATATGTCATTCATTGATTGCTATGACCTTGCAATTCAGTGGTTGATTAAAACTAGCACCCACAACAATGTCAGCGATAAAACTTCTTTCTATATCGCAGACAAAATATCTCTAATCCCAGAAGATGTGAAATGGGACTTAGTATTAGCTAATCCTCCACACTGCTTTGAACGTGCTTCCGTAGAGCATTTTGAGAAGACGTTGACCGAACCGCAGAAAGATGATGTAATTCGAATTACTTGTGATGAGGACCTTGCTGTTCATAAGGAATTTTTCAAGAACATCAGAAGTCATCTATTGCCCGGAGCAGACATTTTTATTTCAGAGGTAAGTAGTTTTGATGAGGTAGAGCAGTTGGCACGGGATGCAGGGTTAGAGATTGTTTCACGATATGCTGCCGCTAAGCTTTCAATAAACTGTTCAGGTGCAGCAGTGATATTTCACTTTAAGGAACCGGCATGAAAAAGATTCTAATTACAGGTAACTCAGGTTACATTGGGTCTCATCTATGTAAGATGCTAGAAGGAGAGTATGAGATTCATGGGTTAGACATTTGTGAGCCTCAGCACCCGGTCAAAGAATTTCATCAGATTGACATTAACCGATTGTTTGCCATTGACCAAGAATATGATGCAGTGATTCACCTTGCTGCACTTGTTAATGTTGGTGAAAGTGAACGTATTCCCATTCAATATTACATCACTAACGTCAATGGTACAATGAACGTAATCAACAAGATCAAGACAAAGAATTTCATCTTTGCTAGCACCGGAGCTGCTGAACTATGCGAGAGCGCATACGGTATCAGCAAGAGAGCAGCAGAAGATGTTGTCCGCGAATATTGCACTACACATAGACCAACCCCCTACACAATCTTTAGGTTCTACAACGTGATTGGTACTGATGGATTCAAACCAACTAATCCAGACGGGTTGATGTATAATCTTATCAAGGCAATTGATACAGATGAATTCACTATCTATGGTAAGGACTATGAGCAGAGTCATGACGGTACAGCAATGCGTGATTATGTTCACGTAAACGAAATTTGTAATGCGTTGAAGCTAGCAATCGAAAAGCCTGCAAACAGTGTAGAAAGTTTGGGGCATGGTGTTGGCTACACTGTTAGAGAGATTGTAAACAAGTTCCAAGAAGTCAACAACACCTTCTTTGATATCAAGTATGGTCCTCGTAGACCAGGTGATGCAGCGGTCAGCGTGTTAGAAGATGTTTCTAGCTATATGGAACATTTATATAGTATGGATGAACTTTTAAAGGTTGACAACATTGTTTAATTGTGATAGAGTGGTAACATGAATATATTTTACGTAAATTCCGACCCCGAGGTCGCTGCTCGTAGCATGGTTGACCGCCATGTAGTTAAAATGATTCTAGAGACTGCACAGTTGCTCTCTACTGCCCATCGTGTCATTGACGGTGAGGAGTATGTAGGACAAACGCAGACCGGACGTAAAGCAAAACGATGGAGACTATCTGGCAATGCTGACGCTATTATGTATGCTGCTACTCATATTAATCATCCTTCAGCAGTTTGGGTTCGTGAAAACTCTGCTAACTACAATTGGTTGTATGATCATCTTTTGGCTCTTGGTCGTGAGTATACCTATCGTTATGGTCGTACTCATCTTACTATTGATAAGCTAAAGGATATTCTCAAGGACGCCCCTGCGAATATCACACAAAGCAAAGTAATGACTAAGATGCCATCTTGCATGGACAAGCAGTACATCGTAAGCTTAGACCCGATTATCAACTATCGCAACTATTACAACTACGGCAAGACTGACTTGCTACGCTGGTCTAATCGTCCGCCTCCGCAGTGGATTGACGGCACGGTTATCATGACTGACGGTAAAAAGCAGATATACACTATACAGAGATAACTATGCCTAAGAATAAGAATAAAAAATATCAAATTACTCATTTAGGCAAGACTCTAAACACTGACCACTGGTATGACTTGCCAGAGGATAAATGTCTAGCATTGAAGGCTGCGTATTACGAGAAGCCTGATTTTGATTTGGTTAAGAAAAATCTAGAGGCAGTGTATAATGGTGGTACTGTCATAAGCACTATCACTAGCTATTATGTAAAAGACCTTATGGCTAAAGTGAAGCTAGAATCTCCGCGATGGTCTATCGAACAAGTCTTTGAATCTATCGACTTGATACGATACTTTTGGAGCCGAGTGCTTTCAAGTGATAAAGTATACCCGAAGACCGATTCAGATATCAAGAACTTTGAAGCTGCCCTAAGACTTAGTGGCGGCGGTGTTGCCATGAAGCCATCTAACTATCCTATTAAATCAGTTGACGAGATACTTTCTAAGTACAATATCAATGGTAAATACTACGATTTTTCTTGTGGTTGGGGAGTACGATTACTTTCAGCAATGAGAAATCGAGTTGAGTATTACGGTACTGACCCTAATAACCTACTAGTAGACAGACTTAGACAGATGGCTACTGACTACAACACAGTAAATGATACATCTGCATTTTATGATATTAGGTGTCACGGTTCCGAAACATTCGTTCCAGAATGGGAAAACACTATCGGAGTAGCCTTTAGTAGTCCTCCGTATTTCAATCTTGAAGACTATGGTGTTGGTAATCAGTCATACAAGCCCGGAACTTCTTATCAAGAGTGGCTAGATAACTATCTACGACCGACGATAGAGAACATCAAGAAATACCTGATTGAAGATGGCAAGATGCTCGTTAACATTAAAGATTTCTTAGATTACAAGCTATGCGCTGATACTAGAGCCATTGCAGAAAGTCTAGGGTTTCATTACGTAGAAACACTTACGTTGAAGAACATAACTAGACCAAGTGCTAAAGTAGACTTGAACACAGATGAAGGCATCATGGTGTTCTCAAAGAATCCCGTACAGCCAGAGATAGTTCCTGAAAGCCTATTCGTTTTTGGATGAAGGTTATCGTAACTGACGGTAAAAAGCAGATATATACTATACAGAGGTAAAATATGTTTGAAAAATTAAAAAAATTGTTTAGTCCAGCCCCAGAGCCGACTCCTGAACCTGTGCCAGAAGTAAAGAAGGCACCTAAGAAGAAAGAGCTTACACCTAAGGAGAAGGCAACTGCTGCCGGCGAGCCTTACGTTAACATCATAAGCGTTGACCTTGACCCAGCCGACATTAACAATGGCGCTTTTGAACTTGAATGGAATGATAAGTTTCTAGTAAATCTAGTCAAGCAGGGTTACAAGATTCGTGATGATGATACCGAGGCACAAATTGTGGATCGTTGGTTCCAAACTGTATGCCGAAACATTGCACTTGAAGTATATGAACAACAGCAGGCCGACCCTGATAAACGTGAATCAGATATGCGTGTTATTCAGCAGCGTGATTTAGGTGGCGGATTTACCGAAGTTAGTTAATATTTTGGATAAAAAAGGTTGACAACTGCTACGTTATTGTGTATTATGTGTATACATTAACTAGTAAAAGGTACTGATATGGCAGTAAAGTTTAAATGGGTAGCTAACACTACTAAGATTACTAAGAAGCAGCTTCCGGTAAATGAACTTGACCGTAAGCCCGGTGATATTACCGCACGAAGCGCAGTGGATATGGCTAACGATTTTACTGTGTCGCCTGAAATGGAGCAGATCAAATCTGCTCTAGCCGATAAAAGCTATAGTAATTCAGCCCCTCAAGATTTCAGCGATACTCCGACTCTAATGAAGTTGAAGATTCGCTTGCTTATTTCTGCACTTGAGTTTCAGCGTCCTATTGAATTCACGCACGTTAAGAAAATCGTACTTGAATGGGATTCTAGGCGCCCTGCTACTATCAATGTAGTTTATAATCCCGATACAAAGCAGCATTACATCACTGATGGGCAGCATACTGTTCTTGCATATGCAATCCGTGCATATTTGGGATTGTTCAAGGATGTTGATCCGGCAGATTGGCTTGACCTTGAAATAAATTGCCAGGTCGTAGTGACCAATGATATGGCATTTTGTAGCGAACACTTTCAAGGAATTAACGGCGGAGACAAACTGCCATTGACTCCGTTTGATTATTGGAAGCCAAAGGTTCTCGGAAAACGTCAGCATTCTCCGAACAAGCAAACTAAGGATACCTATGAGATTGCATTTGCTAAACAACTCATCTTAGAAAAGTACAAGATTATTCCAGTACACCAAGATTCACCTGATAGATTTAAGCCCGGCGCATTAGTGCATGTACACAATCTTGAAAAGATGAGTGTTGAGGATGTTGCTTTCATGGCAAAAAATCACAACACGTATTGGTCGCAGGAACCGGTTGATCCTTCTGAAATGCTTCCGTTGCAGGAACTTCGCAATCGTTGCGTAAAAGCGGGTGCAGAAACAGACTCTAAGGAGTTTAAGGAATTCATGCAAGACCTAAACACAATTATCAAGCATGTCCTGGGAGGCTTTGCTGAACTCAAGCACAAGACACAAGAAGTATACCCCAAATACCATTTAGCTGCGTTCGGTGAAACAAAGACAGCGCCGAAGGACGCTTCATTGTCGCTTTTACTCAAGATGTATAAGAAGGCGGGTGGAACTTATCGGTATGCTCCTAGCATTCTAATCAACAAATATAGTGAGAACAACACTGATTTGTTTGATCATCTTGACCCTGCAATTAGGAAGATGTTCTGATGTTTATGTATATAGCAGAAGTATACGGAAAGATTAAACCAGGAATTAGTAAGACTGTTACCAGTCGTATTCTATCATATGATAAGGGTAATACTAATCCTGTATTTCACAAGTTATATGTAGCAAACGATGGTTTTGGTAGTCATATCAATAATCTAGAAGCATATGTGTTGCGTGAACTTTTCCCGTATTTAGAAAATCCAAACGGTAACAGAACTCCTAGCGAATATGTTGATCCTAAATTTACACAGATTGATGTACCGCATGTTCAAGCGTTAATAGAAACTCGCATAAAGAATTATCCATTACAAATACGTAAATTAAAAGATGAGTATCTTCCGATTACTAGGCACAACGCTAAAGCTATCATAGAAGGTATAACGTTATTTCCGGATAAGTACCTTGAGGACATTTAAGGCTTGACAAGTACGCATATTTTGTGTATAATGAACGTATATTAACAGACAGGATCCTTCATGAAATACGCTCTTATTGACACTGCTAACACTTTCTTCCGCGCTCGTCACGTTGCTAGCCGCAATAGTGACACATGGGAGAAGATTGGCATGGCTATGCATCTTACTATGTCGTCCGTCAATATGATTGTGCGTCAATATGGCATTGACCATGTTGTGTTCTGTCTTGAGGGTCGTAGCTGGCGTAAGGAGTTCTATCCTCGCTACAAGGCTCATCGCAAGCTTGACGAAAGCGCAATGACCGAACGTGAAGTAGAAGAAAATCAGATGTTCTGGGAAACGTATGACGTTTTCACTACTTACTTGCGTGAGAAGACTAACGCTAGCGTATTGCGTGTTCCCAACGCAGAAGCAGACGATATCATTGCTCGTTTCATTGACTTGCATCCCAATGACGAACACTTCATCATTTCTAGTGACAGTGACTTTGTCCAACTTATCAGCGAGAACGTAAAGCAATACAATGGTGTTGCTAATCAGCTTATCACGCTTGATGGCTACTTCAATGATCGTGGTAAGCCTATCAAGGACAAGAAGACTGGCGAGCCTAAGTTGCTTGAAGACCCTGAATATCTTTTGTTCAAGAAGATTATTCGCGGTGACGCAACTGACAACGTGTTCAGTGCATATCCGGGCGCTCGTGAGAAGGGTTCTAAGAACACTATCGGTATTCGTGATGCGTTTGAAGATCGTGTAAAGCAGGGCTTCAAGTGGAATAACTTTCTCTTGCAGAAGTGGGTTGACCACGAGGGCGTTGAACACCGCGTTAAGGATGATTATGAACGCAACCGCACTCTGATTGACCTTCGTGCTATGCCCGACGATATCAAGGAAACTGTTGATAATATCATCAAGAGCGATGTTCGCACTACTACGACTCCGATGGTCGGCGTACAGCTAATGAAGTTCTGCGGTAAGTATGAGTTGACCAAGATTAGCGAACAGGCTGAAACATATAGCAAGTGGCTCAATAGTTCGTACAAGGGTGTACTCAATGGCTGATAATATTCCTTGGTTCAAATCAATTCAAAGCATAGGTCGGGGCTTTCGTCCTGGTATGGAAATCAAGATGTTGTCTGCTGGCACCGGTACAGGCAAGAGTGTTTTTCTTGATTTTGAGAGCGATGATTTCAAGCCTTGGCGTGAAACGTTTCGCCCGCACTATGCTGAATATCGTGACTTTGATACCGGCGAAACATACTGGAAGAAGTTCAATCGACTTCCTAGATCAAGCGACCTATATCGTGCTGATAACGTAATCCGTCTGAATGAAGATGGGACATATGAGTACGTAAAAAATCGTAAAGACGGAAATCTTCGGCAGCTAACCGAAGAAGAAATTATGTGGGTGTTGTTACGTGTCTAAAGAAATTTTGTCGTGCAAAGATTGCAAGCATTCTACTATGTTTATGATTGACAGGATTTTCACGTTGAATGGTCTTGTAGGAGTATACGATACTAACTACAAATGCTCCAAATTTCCTGAGGAAACAAAAGTAATTGATGATATAGTTCTTGGTCCAACGAAAGTAAAGGCTAAGCTGCCGTATTGTAACATTGCCCGTCGCCACGGTGAATGCGGCCTAGATGGAAAGCATTGGCAACCTAAGCATAAGAAAGATTTATTTAAAATGTTAATGAAGGAAACATATTATGACTGAACTAGTAGCGAAGCCTATCGTTAAAAATCAGTTTTGGATCGTCACAGATGGTCATAAAAAGGTAGGCAATATTGAAGCAAACAACGCGGGATACGGGGTGCAGATTAACGGCACCTTCCTTCAGTTCAACAACACAGATGAATTGAAGAAGTCAACTAAGATTCGCTTTGAATCCATTGCAAACACTATCTCAAAGCCTACACATCCATATCCTGAATATCCTACTACTAAGCGAGTGTATAACAGTATCTTGGATATTCAACGCGGTTTGCATTTGTTCACTAAGACTAAAAAGAGCAAATGCTTACATGCCGCCGGGTATTTTGTGATTGATCAGAACACTAGTAAGCAAATAGTGTTCTGTCCCAAGTATATTTTCGTGCAGAGGTATCCTTATCTAGGACCCTATAAAACCAAAACGGAAGCAGAAAGTGTGATAAATACATAGATTATGTTACACATTAAGAAGTTTATGGACAAAATGTCCGTGGTGGAATCCAAAATGAACAAAGACGTTGTTCTACCCATCACGGATGCTCGTGGACTTCGTGATGATATTACAAGACTTTTGGCGGACCTGCACGAACTATCATCAACTAACAGTGAGAAAAACCAAGTGATAGAAGTTCAAGTTAAGGGTGGTTCATTCTAATGAGCAGGACACAGCCCACAGTATTAGTAGAATACGTAGATAAGAAGACGTATAAGTGCGACCAAATCGTAGAGGCAGCAGGCATTTGGGCTGTGTTCTATGATGATCAGCCGATCAATCTAAAATCAAGTCATTATCTAGCAAATGATGTTGCACCTAAATACAAGAAAACTAGTTTCAGTAATCCAGGACATGCTAGAAATCTGTGCAGAAAACTAAACGCACAGTTCAAGACTGATAAGTTTACCGTAGTGTTTATGAACAGCGGTAGAACGGTCTACCCCGATGACCTATCCCAAGACTAAAACAGAAATTGTAAAACTAATAATTGATCAGCTTAAAGATGATCCCGATTTTGCATGGAAAGACAAGCCATACGATAAAGTAGTGTTTGAATGGTTTGTTACTGGTAGAGCAGGGTCTGGACTACGATTATCAGACGCAGGCAAAGTTGCATTTGAATATGCAAAGATAGCACATTATGAATTTGAATTCTCGCCGCCGGGCGTGAAAACGAGAGATATAAACGCCTGGCACAAATATGCATTGATTCTTGACAAAAAGATTAAATGCCCCTACTACATCGGCGTAAAACAAGTTGACAAAACTAGGAAACAACCCTATATCAGATTTTATGACAACAAGATAGCAATGATGATGGCCTTATATGGTGATTTACAAAGCTACATTGATTCAGTAAAATAGTATTATTTTATGTTCGCAGTTGCAGCATAAATAATATGCTTAGCCAAATGCTAAGTTACACACAACACACACAGGAGAAAAATTATGAAGAATATTGCAATTAGCCTTTTAGCGGCTCTCACTCTATCGACCCCAGCATTCGCTTCTTGGAAGAGCGATTTGTTTGCTAAGCTTGATGCAGACAAGAGCGGGGAAATTGCCCTTACTGAATTGACTGGCGCAGGATGCCGCACTCAGCCTAAGCTTTTTAACTATGCTGATAAGGATCGCAGCAAGGGTCTTAGCAAGGCTGAATATTTCAACAACCGAGACCTTCTCGGTCGTTGCAGCTAAGGAGTAGTTAACATGTTGGCTACTTTAATCAACAATACCGTTGACGCCATCCAAACTTCAAAGAAGATTTTCGTTGATACTTTCGTCAAGCACGAAGGTCTAGCAAAGTCTCTAAATGAGTTTGTAGATGCCCAAACTGACTATACAAAGCAAGCAATTGATGCTAGTGTTAAAGCTGGTAATGAGGTGTATAAGACTGTCTCTGACAGAACATTTTACACTGATACCATGAAGACTATGCAAGAATCTGTACAGGCTTTGTATCACACACAGAAGAAGAAAGAAGAAAAATAATAATGACTAATAAAGCACTATATGCATCACGGGCCGGGTTTATAACACTAACCTCATTGATGATGGTTTTAACCTACTCGTTTATCGTAACTATTTTATAAGGAGTTGTACAATGAGCGATAGTAAAATTCCAGGACTTCCTGAGATTAAGTTTAATAAGAACGGATATGAAATCCGTTCTGATATTTTGGGGCTCGCTGAAAAGCTAGTCATTGAGGAATACAAGGCTAAGTTACTTGGTTGGGAAGTCTCGCAGAAAAAAGACGAAGAAGGTAAGATTGTTACCAAAGTCTCTGCTCCGGAGTTTCCTGGACTTGATAAGGTCCTTGAGACTGCTCAAAAGATGTATGATTTCGTAAATCAAAATCCAAAAAAGTAAAAAAACGGTTGACAAAAGGTCTCCTTGGAGCTATAGTGATAATATAGCTTCTAAGGAGATTTTTTATGGGTAATGAAGATTTTATCAGCTACGTGCTTAGCTTCTATAACGGTGTTGATGGCATCTACAAAGATGTAGACGCTACTCCTGCCGAAGTTGTTGCTGCTACCCGCAAGCTTGAAAAGATGTATCGCAGCAACGGCGAAGAGCCAGTGTATGACTCTATTGACCGTGAGCGTGTTCGTGACTTCATTCTAGAAGGTCGCAAGTAATGCCCTACACTGTTCTTGACGCTATGAAGGATGAAGTTGAACTTCTCCGAGAACAGGCTAAAGTTGAGGAAAAGGAAGACCGCATTATTGCTGTAGCTATTCTAAGACAAATAGCCATGTCCCATCAGCGAATCATCAACCGTGTTGAAAAGGGATTAGACTATTCACTTGAAATCGTAGATGGCGAAATCAAACGAGTAAGTAAGCAGTCTAACCGCAAGACCCTTGAGGAAGAATATCCTGCACTCAAAAATGCAGCAGAGCAATACAATCTCGTTAAAGATTTGATTGACAGTACCCCAGATTAAATAAAGGAAAGGAAACATCATGAAAGAAAATATCGTAAACACTCTTAAGGCTAGCTTTGAAGCTAGTATTGCTAAGCATAAGATGAACATTGACATTATGCTAAACAACCCAATGGCAATCCACGAACATACTGACTTTATGGGTGCTGTTGAACTTGAACTCGCACAGATTGCCGAGTATGAAGATAAGTTGGAAGCACTTACAAAATATTTTTCATAAAAGGCGATTTTTTGGTTGACTTGTTTGCCCAAACTTGTTATAAGAGTATATCAAGAACGAAGAAAAGGGTTTACAACATGGCATATGTTTCGCAGCAGATGAAGTCAGAACTCGCTCCCGCAATCAAGACCATTCTTAAGAAGTATGGTATCAAGGGTTCGATTGCTGTTCAGAATCATTCTACGCTCGTTCTCAATATCAAGTCTGGTAAGATTGACTTTGCTAAGGATTCTACCTCTGACAATTTCAACTATCAAGTCAACACTTACTGGGTGCATGAACATTACACTGGTAAGGCTAAGAAGTTTCTCGCAGAAGTCATTGCTGCGATGAAGGGTCCGAAGTTCTTTGATCATTCGGATGCTATGACTGACTATTTTCATGTCAGTCACTACATTGACATTAATCTGGGCAAGTGGAACAAGCCCTATGTTTTGGAGAAGTAAATGTTTGAACGTCTAAGGTTTTGGGTGTATAAACAGACTCCTGCGTATTGGGAGATTGTTGGCTTTTTTGTATTGCTTGCCTTTATTGGCTTTCTAGCAGGAGTAAATTAATATGCGTACTTTTTGGGTTTTCATCAAGAATTCGGCTGGCTATCCTATGCGGGTAGAACTACAGGCAGAAAATAACTTTCGTGCGATTGAAATCGCTAAGGCACTCTACGGACCTGCACTCATGTCCGAAGGTGCAAATCTAGTAAACTAATGATTTTGGGCATCTTGTCGTTTGACATAGGTGCCCATACCTGTTATAACAATAATGTACAATTGGGTACAAATTTCTCTAAGGAGTAACTTATGACTACACAGACTTTTAAGGTAGTTGGTATCACTGAACACAACGGTAACGTTAAGGTTCGCTTTACACATGATATGGTTCGCCGTGTAAAGCAATTTAGTAAGGGTGGAGCAGGACGAATTGACTTCGTTGAATTGCCCACTGAAATGACTAAGATTGATGCTCTCAAGTATATGCTTACGTGCAAGGAGTTTTCTTCGGAAGATGACCAAGCTACGATTCAAGACACGCTTGAAGACAAAGAACGTGAAGCCCGTAAGGGTGCAGGTACAGTCAAGGTGAAGGGTACTGTTTCACTTGACGCAATTAAGAATCGTCCGCGCAAGGATGTTTCTGTTAATGATATTTTGGAGGCAGTAAATGGCTAAGGGTATTACGAAGATCAGCGATAAGCTGGCTAAGGTTGGCGAGTGTGTCAACGTTTATTTTTATGATAACGCATATATGGTAGAAGTTTCAGGCCGTAATGCAGAAGATGATTGGGCCACTGCAAAGCTAGTCTGTCGAGATTTGAGTGAGGTTCAGACCTTGCTTGAAGAAGTAGATTCACTTCCGAAAGAATAATTAGAAAGCCCCCGAAAGGGGGCTTTCTTGTATTATGATTATGCGTTTGGTGCTTTAATTACCATAAATCTAATAGTTATTGCATCTGAACTAGTCGTGAACCCGCTGATATTTACGATGTTTACATAGAATCCAGTGAGAGAAACAGAAATAGTTGCTGATGGCTGCGCTACAACGTTATAAACTCCAAAGTTAGGGCTAACTATTTGTACCAACACAATATCATTGTTCGGATCAACTTTATCGTTTGCTACAGAGAATGTATCAATTTGATTTGCTACCATAGTAGCACTAGTAGTAATGATAGTACCTGCTAGTGCGTTAATGGTTACCCCATTTCCTCTGTTGGTAGTTTGAGTAACAGTAGAACCTGATGCATAACCAATCTTACCGGTTGATGTTAGTGTACCATTAACATTAGCACCAGTACTTGTAACTACTAATTCAACATTGCTACCGGCTGCTTGAATTGAAACATTGCCGTTACTAGTAATAGTGATGTTTGAGTTACCATTCTGTAATAGTCCGCTATTAATAGTAGTGATGTTACCAGTTGTAATGTTTGCTATATTAGCAGTTACGGAGCCAGTAGTACTAATATTGCCACCAGTGATATTACCAGTACTTGGTTCAACTGTAGCATAGTTATTATACTTTATGTTACCATCATAGAGCATTATACTCATAGCACCATTGGAGGTGATATCTTGAGTGACTCCTACTGGTACTTGAGTACCATTAGCGTAATTAATAGCAAATGCGTTGCCCGGTAGTGTTAGATTACCAGTAGTGTCAAATGTCCAGCTGTATTCAGTATTGCCGCCCGAGTTAGACCAAATCTGAAGATTTCCTGTTGAACCAATTTCACCATCATCAGGATAAATCTTAATTGCGTCCCCGCTGAAACCAGTGAATATAGTATTAAGAGCCGAAATACCAAGATTAGCAGGACCTGCTAAACTGGCGTCAGTTGAAGTAATGCTAGGATTTGCACCACCGACAATAGTTAAGATAGGATCAGCAGTATTAGGATCAGTATCACGCGGGAATACTAGATTTCCACCATTATCAAATGTCCAAGTGTTTCCGCCGCTGTGAATGAATGCATTAGGAGCATTACCGTTATGATAACCTATTTCAAAACTTGATTCTTCACCACCTAAGAATATGTTAGCAAGTGGTTCATCAATATTTGCACCAGGTGCTCGTAAGTGAATATGTCCTGGAGCAGTTGGATCAAGCACAAGTGACTGTGAACTATATCCAACAGATGGTGTCAAGATCATTGTGCTGACATTTGGATTTATCGGATCCAATGAACTGTTAGCAACGCTTTGAATTACGCTCTCGCCACCCGCTAAGATTAAGTTACCGGTTGTGTCAAGTGTCCAGGTATATGATGTGTTACCATCATATGAACTCATAATGATATCACCGGTGCTACTTACTTGAACATACTTTTGATCATCACCTACAATTAAATCATATGCGTTGTTGTTGCCTGTATCTAAGTGAATATGACTTGCTACATCTCCTCCACGAACCTGTAGATATGATAAGTTAGCAGTAGCCAGTGGGTCCCAACTTAGATTCAATTGGTTAACACCTTGAATAGTAACATCATCAAATGTGACATTACCTAACGCTGCCGCACCAAACGATACCTGATCACCATTAGCATAGTTAACAGCAAATGTATTGCCTGGTAATGTTAAGTTACCTGCGTCATCAAATGTCCAAGTTTGGTCAGTGTTAGCATTGTCAGTTACAATAGCAAAGTTAGCCGCAGAAGTTATACTGAAGAAGTCGTTTAGACTTGGTGACGCACTTGAATCACCGAATGAGTTGATATTTCCACCAGATGTAAATCCACCGTCCGATGTGATTGGTAGTAAGTTAGCTGCCATTTTGTTTTCCCTTATTCTTATTAATCTACTGCGATACCAAATTCAGTAGCATCATATGTAACCCAACTATTGGCTGCGCCTGAGTTAATTGTTACTGTAATTTCCATTACGTTAGAGCCGTTCAAGTCAACTACTACCGTGCTGTTAGCAATTGTAGGTGGTTGAACTCTGTTGCTTACTGTATAGAAAGTATTACCACCTGTAGATGTAGCAGACACATCAAAAAATTCAAATCCTAAGCCAGTGTGCTGAATTTGCATTGTAACTTTCATTGATGTTGTATCAATATTGGTAGCAGTATAAACAACTGTTGGTGTAGTACCATTAATTTCAGCACTGTATCTAAGCCCTGGGATAATCTTGCGCTGACTTTGAATTACTGTTTGTTCGTTGATAGTGTTACCTACATCTAACTCAATAGTTGGTAATCTTAGATTACCGTCATCCTGAAATTGCCATTGCCAAGCGGCAGTACCTGTATCAGTATAGATGTTTACTGCACTAGATGCTTCAAGACTGATAGCATTAGAGCTACCAATATCAATGTTGTTTCCGTCATTACCAATAGTTCCGCTGTTAGGTAATTGAATTATGCCTGCACCATCGAATGTCCAAGTGCCACCGGCACCATTATCACTACTAGATATGATTAGTTGTATTTGTCCTGCTAATGCGTTTGCGCCGGCATCACCTGATCTTAGAATGATACTGCCACCAGAATCACCATTGCCAGTACTATCACCGGCATTTATGGTTACATCACCACCTGAACTACCTAGGTCAATATTACCATTATTTGTACCGGCATTGCCTGCATTAAGTGTAAGAGAACCGCCGCTTCGTGCAGAGATATTAGCACCTACGGCATTACCGCCTTGTCCAGCCGAGACAGTAACAAATCCACCACCACCACCAAAATCAAGATTGGATGCGCCACCACGACCGGCTTCAATAACAATGTCACCTGCTGATGTATCGCTATCTTCAGCACTATCACCGGCAAAGATATTAATGTCACCACCTTCAGCGGTTGCCCCGGTAGGACGATCACGAGCCTGTAACAAAATGTCATCGGCTGAATACAAGTTGATATCTGCGGTATTACCAGAAGCACGATTGTCAATCTCTATCGTACTGTTACTAATAATATCGTTAGGTATAGTCAAGTTACCATCTGTGCCAAATATCCATGTCTGGGTACCTGCTGTAGTGACTGTGGCATTGCCATTAGCATTAGCAATGTTAAAGTTACTGTTACCGTTTGCTAATGGTAATCCGCCAGCACCAGCAGCAGTAGTTTGAATACTACCGTCTGGATACTTGATACCAGCTCCAGTACGAGTCAAGTGGAATACATCATTGGCGTGGTCAATTCTTGCGAACTCTGCGTTTGCTAAGAATCCACCTGTAGCAAATATGATATCTGGAACATTGCCATTATCGCCGGTTGCTAGAACAAGACCACCACCAATACCGTTTGCATAGCCTTGTGAGAATACATAACCATCGCCCGGCTCAGTAATTGTGTAGTTAGGATCGTTGAATGTGTGTCCAGCAAAACCTAAGTCTGCAAAGCCCTGAGTCTCGTCGCTATCTGCACCGTATGCAGCATAGTCGCTTGAGCCGTTTGAATTTTCATTCAACAAAGCAGCTTGAATGAACTCTCCGCCGGCGTCAGTGACAACTAGTGTTGGGTTGGTTAGTGTCACATTGGCCGCGCCTGGACCTACATTCAATCTTGTACCCTCAAAGTTTGCATTTGCCGGGCAATATACTGTTCCATCGCTAGCAAAAGTAAAGTGTGAGTTAGCATTGTTGATATCGGTAGAAATTACAACATTGCTAGTACTTCTGATTTCAAATTCGTTGTCAGAATTAGGTTCAATTACCCATTGGGCGCCACCTGGTGCAGGCCAATACAATGCACCCCCTTGACCAAATGTAAACACTGCACCGTTTGCATTAATTTGAACATTACTTCCTGATGCAGGGTTAGATGAAATTCTGTTTGCGCCTACTGTACCAGTAAATGTAGGTAGATAGTTAGCAACATTACTATTGCTGTATGATCCGTTTGCTGCTACGTTAGTTAGGAATCCGCCATCACCGTAATAAAAGTTCGCCGTAGCAATATTACCTAAGTTAGCATTACCTGCTCTGATATTTCCAGTAACTACGAGAGAAGTAAGAGTACCTACGCTTGTGATGTTTGGTTGTGCAGCATTCGCAACAGAAAGAGCCAAGTTAGCTTGTGCAGCACGAGCAAAGTACGAACCACCGGCACCATTAAGAATCAGATTGCCTAAATTCTGTAGATTGGCTTTCTGAGTAGTAGGAGTCCCTGCCATATTGACTAATGGAACTAAGGTAGTATAGGCAATGTTTGCGCCTATATCTTGTAATGCTGTAATCTTGATGCTATCAACCATTTTATACTTCCTATGTTGTTTTTATTATGCGAAAGTTACGCCGTTATTACCGATACAGAACCACTTGTTATTGATGTACTGTAGTATACAGGCATCCCCAATAGTATCAAATGTCATTGTACCAGTGCCTGAAGTCTTCCATCCTGCGTTTGTAACAGTGATTACCATATCACCACCGTCACCAAACATTGCAAACTTTTTAATTTGTCCGTTGGTACCTGCTGCTAACGTTGCTGTTTCTGCGGTACTAGTAGTAAAATAACTCGTGTCTAGAAGCAAATTAGCAGCAGCACTTGCCGCTAAATCTTCGCTACCAGAAAGAATTGATCTATTTGAAGTTACTGTGCCGGTGAATGTTGCGTTAGCGGGCAATTCTACATTTATAGTTCCTGAACTTACCACTGGACTACCAGTAACCACTAGTTGGCTACTTGACACTCCTACACTAGTTACTGTTCCACCTAATGATGCAGCAGAGATAGTAACGTTACCGGTACCACCTGAGACTACAATGCCTGAACCTGCATTTATTCTAAGGACGCCGGTGTTAGTTACAGTGATATTGCCTGCACTAGTAATAGGTCCGCCGCTTATCTGAATACCTGAGTTATTACCAGTAATAAGTCCTACGCTAGTAACTGTACCTGCGATATTGCCATTAGCTGCACTAGTGATTCTACCATAGTTGTCTACAGTGATTGTTGGGTTAGCATATGTACCTCCAGTTACGCCTGAGGTAGCTAAGTCAATTGCGATGTTTCCGTTAGTAACCAACGGAGAGTTTGTTACGACTAAGCGACTAGTGCTTGCTGGATTAAGACCCACGCTTGACAGTCCGCCGCCGTTACCTGAGCCTGTAGCACTAATAGTTACGTTGCCGTTAGCTTGATTGATTACGATGTTTGTGCCAGCAATGATATTTCTGACGCCGGTATTAGTTACAGTAACCGTACCAATATTAGCATTTGCATCAACTGCGATGCCTGCACCTGCTGTAAACGTATTGTAGGGGCTTGAGAGGTCAAATAAGTTAGCAAAGTTCTGCTGAGTTTTTGTAAACGCAGTATATAGGCTATCGCTGTTTGCCGATTCGTTGGGCAAACCAACATTAATAGTTTGTTGTCCAGGTATGCTCATTGTTAATCCTTATGATAGTATTTATCAATAAGGATTGAAACTATCTCCGCAGCCGCACGAACTCTTGGCATTGGGGTTCTTAATATCAAATTTTGAACCCGTAATACTCTCTACAAAATCTACCACTGACCCTTGCAAATACGGAACTGAAAACTCGTCAACTACTACTTTGACTAATCCAGCATCAACCTCAGTGTCGCCTTCTTCAATCTCATCCGTGATTTCAAATCCATATGTAAGTCCAGCACAACCCTTGCCACTCACTAACATACGCAAACGAGCATCGGGTCCTTCGCCCTCTAGAATTGAATGCACTTTCTTCTGTGCATTTTCAGTTAGTGTTATCATTTCTTACGTCCTCTAAATCCAACTGGCATCTGCATATCGTTCACTGGGAACATTGCTTTGAACCATTCATCTGTTCCAGGCTTAGCCGTGATGCCGCTGCGATTGATGGGTTCCATATGAGTAGGCTTGCCTCTACTATCAACGATGCCTGCAAGTCTCTTTAGATCATCTGGACTCATAGGCTTTTGCCCCATCTCGTAGAGATGACATTCCAGTTGATGATCTTCCAAATATCTTTGAGATACTTTTTCTTATCAGAACCATAATCAAGAATCCAAGCATGTTCCCACCAGTCAATCAATAATAAGATATCGCTCTTGACTTCGTGATTCTTGATTGTTTTGATGTTGCCGTCTGTAGCTAGATATACCCAGCCAGACCCCTGAATGCCCATCGCAACTTCTTCAAACTTCTCTTTAAAGCTCTCAAAGCTGCTATAATGCTTTTCAATGAAGTTCTTGATTGGTCCGTTTGGTGTGTTGTTTAGCTGAACTTGTCTAAACTGAGTGAACCAAAGATTGTGTAAAAAGACACCTGCATAGTTGAAGTCTTTGTCGCCTTCATTGTTATTGTATCTTTTTGCATAACCCTTCGCTAGTTTCTCGTAATGTAGCTCAAGCGTATCCTTGCTCATAACACTGGAAACTTCACGCGGAGTGAAGTTTAGTGGAATGATTTCAATGTCGTTGGGTTTTTTACCCTCAATAAGCTTAATAAATTCTAGCATGATAGTATTTATTTAAAGTTGTCTAGTATCTTTTTTGTAATAACTTGCTGTGACATGATTCCCATATGCATTAAGTCTCTTGCTAAATCAAATTTTTGGTGATTCATAACATCCGTGTCAATGATTTTAGTATCGGTATAGCAAAGTTTTACCATTCTTTTGGAAAGTTCTTTTTTGGATGCGAAGTATCCTGTTTGTTGTCCTAATGCCATAAATCTAGATGAGTCGGTATATGGACCGGCAACCTGATGAAGCGACACATTATCATTTTCATGTATTGAAAGAAATCTAGTTTCGTATGTCCAGGCTATTACTACAGCTTTGGGAGGCTTCTTTACAGTGTTGATCCAAGCTATTAAATTATATGTCATGGCGTCTATACCTGATCCGCCCAATGACAAGTTATAGTAATCCATGCCTAAGGCATTTGAGACTAAGTAGGGAAAGGTCTTTTCTAGTTCTAAGCCTGTCCCTTCTGTGTGACTGCATCCGCTGAATAGAATATAATTATCTAGATCAATTTCCGATACGTTTTTGCATCTATGTCCATACTCATTATAGTCATACGTTATCTCAGCATTTCTATAATACCAATCTTGTGGTTGAGTTTTTAAGTGCTTTTCAAACCTATCTTCATTGTCGCTACCCGAAAACTTCAATGTAGTGTTTGTGACATGACCTATAAAATTCCCGTTAAACTTACGCATATGTCAACCTCATTTTTTGATTAGACAACATGATTTAGGATATCCTTAACTAGTGCAGCATGAGATTCTATTCCAGGATGACTTAAATCTCTTGCAAAATCAATCCTATCTAACCGTATGGGCGTTTCATCAAACGGTATCTGCCTCAATGCGTTAATCATTACTAGTTTAGTATCGGTTGTCATTAGTTTAATAAGATTACACGCTAGTTCTTTGCGGCTATTGAAGAAGTTGATAGCGTCGGAATAATAGATGAATTTTGAAACGTTTTCATCTTCTTTCCAAAATCCGTGTGGATCAGCACATCCGTTGTTCACGATTACGAATCTAGTTTCGTCAGGCCATTGGACAAATAGGTACTTTGGCTTTTTTTCTACAGTTAAGTACCATGCTGTGAGATTGTGCATCATCACATCTATACCTGACCCAGCAATTGACAAGTTATAGTAGTCACAATTTAGCGCATTAGCTACTTGATAACAATAAGTCTTTTCTAGTTCTAACCCAATACCCTCTGTGTGGCTACATCCGGTGAACAATATATAGTTGTCTAGATTTATGTCAGCAATGTTTTTACACCGATGGCCGTATTCGTTGTAGTCATAGGTTATTTCAACGTTTCTATAGTACCAATCATCAGGCTGGGTGCGAAGATTGCCAACAAAAGGTTCTTCTTCATCGCCTCCGGAATAGAACCGAGACTGATTAAGAAGTTCATATCCTAAGAAAGGAAAGTTAACCTGCATTATTTTCTTCTTATGATTCTTCCGCGATTTAGATCGTATGGGGTCATTTCTAGTTCTACACGGTCGCCCATCAGTATTCTGATTTCGTATTGACGCATTCTACCGGACACGTAACTCAATACAGTATGTCCGTTTTCTAGCTTTACCTTAAATGTAGCATTAGGTAAAACATCAATGACTTCGCCTTCTAATTTGATTGTACTTTCTTTAGCCATAACTTTACTTTTTGAGCGTTGCCCAAATATCTTCGCCTTCTAGAATCTCTTTCTCTAGTCTGCGATACTCTTCACCGAGTGCTTTCAGTTTTTCCCAACGACCTTCAAGGTCATTGTTTGGACGTAGAATTCCTAAACGTTCTTCAATAACGTTAAGTCTTTCGTCTAAGCTTACGCCTCTAATCTTGA